CAGAATCCAAATATTACCTGGGATATAGTTAAAAGTAATCCACAAATAAAATGGAATGATTGTGGATTATCGATAAATCCAAATATTACACTTGATATAATAACTAAAAATTATGGTAAAATAAAATGGGAGTTTGAATTAATCTTTAGTAAAACATCTTTTTCCAGAAAAGTAGTAGAAAAAGAATTAAATGATGCAGCTACTAAAATACGAAGATGGTTTTTAGAAATTATTTTGAATCCGCATACTAAAATAGGTAAACGTTTTCACGATAAGAATTATGATAGAATATTTAAAAATTGATAATTAATATTATTTTATTAATATAATTTTATATTAATGAAAAATAAAGAACAAATAAATGATGATGTAAATAACTTTAAATGTAATTTATTTCCCTTAACAAAATATTTTTATAAAGTAGGAAAAAATAGATGGAAAGAAAAGTATAATCCAAATGAAAGGGTTGGATATTGTGGACCACCCGATAGGTGTTGTGTTGATTGTTATTTATGTTTTAGCCCAGTTTGTTTTGTATTAGATATTGCTAGTTTTTCTTTATTTCAATGTGTTAAAATTTAAGGTTTATTTAATTTATCATATAAATCCCAGTCAAATGGTTTAATTTCATTTCTATAATTAACATCTGATTGATTTGATTTTCCTTCTTTTTGATTAAATAATTGAGGTCTATAAAAATAAACATTATTTTTTTTCCATAAAGCTTGCCATAAATAATCTATATGAATAAATTTATATTTATCCCAATGATTCACAAGTTGTTTTCCAAAATTAAGTGAACACAAGTAAAAACCGGTATTATTACCACCAGAAAAAATACGATACATATTATTAGTTTTTTTTTGTAGTTTTATTTTTGTTTCAAGTTTTTCACCCTGTTCAAATAAAACTAAATCTGGATTAAATGAAATAGAATTATAAATGTGTTTTTTAATATTTTGTTTATCAAGAAGTGGTTTTATATCATCCTCGGTTATTATATAATATTTATATCCTTTTTTAATTGCTTCTTTATTAGCTTTAATATGTGCTAGTCTACATCCTTCTAATCCTAATTTATGTTGTACTCCTTCAATTCTATAAATATAATTCTCATCAAATATGGTTGATAAAGTTTTTTTTATGTAAGATAATCTATCTGTATCTTTTTTTAAATTTATATAAAAAATAGGTATTTTTATTAAATCTTTTTTTAAATTTAGTTTTACATAATAAACTATTAAAACTATTAGTATACTTAATAATAAAAAGTTTTTAATTAGCATTTATTTAATATATAGTACATTATAATAATGTCTAAATTAAATATTTTATTTTTTTTAATTTCTTTTCTTTTAATAGTTTATTATGTAAAACTAAATTTAAAAAAAGATTTACGACAAGCAACTAATCTAACTTTTACTGGTGATACAGAAATTTATTTTTATATAAGAGGCCATATACGTAATTCATTTAAAACAGACCGATTAAAGAATTTTTTAAAATTATTAAAATTACATTTTCCAAATATAAAATTTATTTTACAAACATGGAAACACAAAGAATGTAAAAATAACGAATCTTGGAAACAAATCAAGGAAGATAATACTATTATTTCAAAAAAAATAATCGAAAATTATTTTGAAGATGAAAATATAACTAAACAATGTTTAATAATTGATGAGGAATCTATTGAATTAGTTGGGTCAACTAATGGAAGAATAGGCACGAGTCTTTGTCCTAAACGAGGGTGGAAAAATATGTGGTATGGTATATACAAAGGATTAGAGCATTTAGATATTAAATCTTCTAACAATTTTATTGTTTCTTTTAGATATGATTATTTCGATATAGTTCAAAGTTATGACATTAATGAAGAAAAAATAATACAATTTATAAAAAATAATTTAGATAAAAAAAATATACACTTCATTAAATATAACACCCTTGGAACTGATAATTTATATATGGGAAAATATAATAAAATTAAGGCTTTAATTGAAAAATTTCATTTTAAATTAGATAATATTTTAAATATGAATAAAAAAATAAGTAACCAAGAATATTTGGTTAATATTGTAGCAGAAACAATATAAGATATTGGTTCAAAAGAATTTCTAAATTTTGCTAAAGTATTTAGTATTAAAAAATATTATTTGGCGATTTTAATGGGTTAAAAACTCCCCTATAACAATATTATATATATATATATATATATATATAATGGTATTAAACAATTATGACATAATTATTGTTGGATGTGGATTATCAGGTATTGTTATTGCAGAAAGATTTTCACTTTTACAAAATAAAAAAATTTTAATTATAGATAAAAGAAAGCATATTGGTGGAAATTGCTATGATTATTATGATAAAAAAACCAATATTTTAATGAATAAATATGGAGCTCATTTATTTCATACAAATGATGAAAAGGTTTTTAAATATATTAATAAATTTAGTAAATGGAAAAAATGGGAACATAAAGTATTAGGATTGATTGATGGTAAACATTTACCTATTCCTGTTAATATAACTACCGTTAATGAAATATTTAACTTGGATATTAAAAGTAAAGAAGAAATGGATAAGTGGTTATCAGAAAATCAGAAAAAATATAAAAATATTACAAATGGAGAAAAAATGGCAAAATCACGTGTAGGTGAAGTTTTATATGAAAAGATTTTTAAACATTATACATATAAACAGTGGAAAAAATATCCGGACGAATTAGCACCAGAGGTGTTAGCAAGAATACCTGTAAGAAACTCTTTTGATGATAGATATTTTTCTGATAAGTATCAGGTGCTACCAGAAAAAGGGTATACAGCTTTTTTTCAATCTATTTTAGATAAACATAAAGACAATATTGATGTAAAACTTAATTTTGATTTCTTTGATATAAAAGATAAAATAACCAAAAATCAGTTGGTTATCTATACTGGACCGATCGATGCTTATTTTGCTGATAAAGGTCTACCGAAACTAGAGTACCGAAGTATAGATTTTCATATTGAACGTCAAATGAATACTGAATTATATCAACCATATTCCGTAGTTAACTATCCGAGCAATGACACACCTTATACACGGTGTGTAGAATACAAACATTTTTTAAATCAAAAATCAGAGCATACTGTTTATGTAAAAGAAACAACCACAGATAACGGTGAACCGTATTATCCAGTATTAAATGATAGAAACAAAGAATTGTATGCAAAATACCAGAAAATGGCTGAAGAAGAAGGCGAGAATATTCATTTTATTGGGAGATTGGCGTCATATAAGTATTTTAATATGGACCAAGCAATAAAGAACTCGTTAGATTATTATGAGGAACATTTTTAGGATAAAGGGACGAAAATTAAAAAAAGTAAATTGATAGAAAAGATATTAGATTTTGAGTGTAAAATTAGTAAAAAATAATATTTAAAAATATATATATAATTATATTAATATGGGAAGACGATCATCATCACGATCATCATCACGATCATCATCACAATCATCATCACGAACATCTAGAAGTACTTCAAGTAATATACCTAGATCTAAATCAATGCCTAACATAAGGAATAACCAAAATCAACAGCCTACTGTTAATCAACAGCCTACTGTTAATCAACAGCCTACTATGACTAGTACAATTGGTCAAGGTGTAGCATTAGGTGCGGGTGCTGCGATTGGTAGTAGCATGGTTCATGGAGCAATGGATATGATGGAAAATAAAGATAATAATAAAGATAATAATAATAATAATAATATTAAAAATCCAAATTGTCAATATATTTTTGAAAGTTTTCAAAATTGTATGCATTCAACAAATAATACAGAATTATGTAAACCACAATTAGATTTATTTAATTTTTGTAATAAAAAAGTATAAAGTAATATTTTATGTATTTATATATAATATGGGTGATACACCAAGTTAACAATCGGATGATTATATTGATAAAATTCCATTAATTTTGGATGAGATTAATAAAAAAAAAAAAGAAAAAGAAAAAGAAAAAGAAAAAGAAAAAGAAAAAGTAATTGTTACAAAAAAAATAGATAAAAATTTTAAATATAAAGTAGTTGTATATGATGATAAATAGTATTAAATTAGCATTAATTATGTTAGCACTTGATGCTATATATTTAAATCTTACTAAAAAACATTTTAATAATTTAGTAAAATCAATTCAAAATAAAGATATAAAATTTAAAATGGTACCAGCATTTTTTGCTTATTTACTTATGACAATTGGTTTGTATCATTTTGTTATTAAAAAGAATGGTTCTATTGAAGATGCTTTTCTTTTAGGATTAGTTATTTATGGAGTTTTTGATACTACAAATGCTGTTTTATTTGAAAAATGGGATGTTAAAACAATGTTAATGGATACATTTTGGGGTGCATCAATGTTCGCTACATCTACTTATATCTATTATAAAATATCAAATTAAATCTAATATATTTTAATGGTTAAAAAATATAAATATAAATTAAGAGTATTACTTGTGCGTACTCCTGATTATAAAAACAAAGATTATTTAAAAACAAAAGAAAAATACGAAAATAATATGAAAATTATTCATAAACATTATATTAAAATGTTAACTAAAATAGAAAAAAATAAAAAATTTAAAATTTATTTATTTGGTTTTGATGGTAAACTTAAAAAAACTTATTCAAAATTAAGTGTTAAAACATTATTATTAGATATTAAAAAAATGCCTCTTGGACAGGTAAAAAAAAAATTAAAACCAATAAATCAATCTCTATATTCTGATTATAATAAAAAAACTTCAAATAAAGGTTTTGGTTTTAGTAATAAAGAAAAAGCATTAGATACAATTAAAAAATTAAAAAAGGAAAAAATTAGATATCAAGTTTATGTTGTTACTACAATGTTAGGACGGGCTAAAAATCATCCACACCAAACAAAAGGAATGAGGGATGCAATTAAAGTTTATAAAAAATGGTTAAAAGATTACAAGATAAATAAAAAATAATTTAATACAAAAAAATATATTCTAAATAATTATATTATATGAATAACCTAAATTTTAATGAACCTACTCAAAATGATAAATTTGTACTAATTGAAAGTAAATATCAAAAAGAACAAGATGAACCAATTAATGTTAAAGATTCTAATTTATCAGATGAATTAACATTACAAAAATATAAAATAGATTACTCAGAGAAAGAAACAAAAAAATTAAAATCTGAAGAATTAAAAGCAAGTAATTATGATTTAGAATTTTCACAATTTATTCAAGAAGAAGATAATCAATTAGAAAATAATAAATTAGAAAATAATCAATTAGAAAATCAAAATTTTTTACAACCAATATATAATATTAGTTTCAGTAATGTAAATAAACCAGTAAGAAATGCTAATTTACAATTAAGAAGTGAACCACCAAATCCTCAAGTTTTAATTTCACCTTGGGTACAATCTACTATAGAACCAGATACAAATAGAAAACCTTTTGAAATTCATAATTCTAAAGATGAATTAAAAAAAATAGAAAACTTTAAATCTGAAAAAAATGGTCCTTGTTCAGATAATTTGACAGATAATGAATATCTTACTCATATGATACCGCATCATCAGGTAGCTGTTGATATTAGTTTAATATTACAGGAAATAACAAAAAATCCTACTATGCAAAAAATTCTTAGAGAATTAATTTGGACACAAAGATATGAAATAAATTTAATGAAAGAAATGTTGAATAATCTTCCTTATAATATAAGTTCAAATAAAGAAATGAATCGTAATTATTTATTAACTATTTCTGATCTAATAGAGCCAAATAAAATTAATATTAGTGATACATATTGTGATCCTCATTTTTTTAAACCAGAAGAACATATGAAGCATCTAAAACATATGAAATTAGATGATAAAATGTATTTAAAACATATGATTCCACATCATCAGGTTGCTGTAGATATGAGTAAAAAATTATTAAAAAATACAAAAAATGATTTTATGATTTATTTAGCATATAGAATAATTAGAAGCCAAACCGGTGAGATAATTATGTTATCTGATTTATTAAAAAAAAATAATAATTTTTACAAATCTAAAATTTTAAATTAAAATATATTTAAAAAATGATTAAAAGATTACAAGATAAATAAAAATAAATGAATAATACTTGTCAGTGTAATAATGATGATAATATAGATAATAAAACAGTAGATATATTAGGTTATATTTCTACTGTTATATTTACAGTTTTGTTAATGCCTCAAGTTTACAAAACAACAGTTTCAAAATCATCAAAAGATATATCATTATTATTTTTATTTTTAGGAGAAACTGGATGTGCTTTAATGATACCTTATGCGGTTATTTTAAATTTAACTCCTATTTTAATTTCTAATACTATTATGCTTACTTTAAATACATATTTAATAATTTTTAAATTATTAGAAAATAATAAATATATTCAAAAAACAGAAACAGAAACAGAAATAGAAAATACTATAACAATGATTTAATAATATATTTATAAAAATTGAAAAAATTATTTAATAATATAAATTATTATATTATTAATGTTCCGTTCAATTTCAAAGCAAGCATCTATTCACTTTAGTACATTTAAAATGATATTTTTACCAAAAGAACCTAATCTTGGGAGATGGAGTCTAAAAAAAAATAACGAGGTAGATTATTATATGAACAAACTCCACGCAGATCCAGGATACAAGTTTACGAATTATTTTGTTAAAACTAGATAATTTAGTTTATAATTAAACTATAATTTTATAAATTAATTTAATATGAATAAAATAGTTAAACAAATTTTTAATAAATTTATTGAAGAATTTAAAGAAAAAGATAATAAAGAACATTTCAATAGAGAAGTTTTAAAACCAATTTTACAAGAATTTTATAATAAAGTTTATCCGTATATTACAATTTTATTTATAATGTATGGATTAAATTTAATTTTAATTATATCTATCTTAGTAATTATTCTATATTCTAGAAAAGTTAAATAAATTTTTTTAACATATGATATATTTTTGGAGGATACTTACAATTTTTAAATTTCATATTTGCTAATATTTTAGAATTTTTTACTAATGTTTCTAAATTATTATTATTTATAATATTATATTCTTTAGTAATATAGTTTTTTCGATAATTAAAAACTGTATCTGATTCATCATCAAATCGGGCTATTTGTAGATTTTCCATTATTTATTGTATTTAAATAAAATAAATAATGTTTCTTTCAATGTTTTTAACTAGTAATCACATAGATACTTGTTAAACTGGCGTTGCATCGCTCGCATATAAAGTTGGTAGAAGTTTGGTTCTAGTTCTACTTCAGGGTGTACATCTGAATATAATCGTGTATGCAGTCCCAAGTAGGAGGATATGATTCACCGGTCATTTTCCACTTTTTAGAAAGATACTCGAAAAGAGCATAGTCACCAGTACATCCATACGCACTTTCCCCAATTAGAATAAACTTGTCATCAGGGGTTCGCGAGGGAGATTCAGTAAATTCCTTTAGGGCATCAGAGCCCATTGAACTAGTAAATGGGGGCCAGATCATCAGTAGAACACGACGTTTAGAATGTTGCTTAACGGCATCAACAGATGTACACTCTTGAATAGAATCCTTCATTAGACACGTTTCCTTGGAGGTGTCGTGCGTAGTAAAGGTATCTGTTGGCTGAACATTAACGCCGCTACGATGTAGTAAATATTCAGTTAAACAATTCCCTGAACCTACGGATAGTACAAGAGAAGGACCGATGAAATCTTTCATATCCTGAATACATTGTGGGAAAGGTACAGTGAATGAAACTCTCCTGAAAGTGTGTAGTCGCATTTCTTTAGCCATAAAATCAGTCTTACTACACCCAGTTAACTCTACCTTGGCACTTGGGCCATGTTTTTTAATAAGACAAAATAGTTGTTCTATTGTAGCATCACATTTAATAGCTTCAGTAATAGCTTTGGAAAAAGTTAATAGAGACTCATAATAAGATGATTCACTTTGAATAGACAATTTATACCGTGGGGAGACGGAGGTAAACATATGAAATGTTCTACTTAATAGAACTATTTAGTTTAATTATTTTCAATTTTTTTATCAAATAATACAATATGGATATTATAAAGTATCCAAAATTAAATAGTAATATTGGATTTGATATTGGTAATGGAATAATGAATATTTTAATTCAAAATTGTTCTTTAATACCTTGTAAGTATAAAGAAAGTTTTATTATTGAAGATGAAGAACAAAATAATATTAGTATTTTTTATGGTAATAATAATCAAAGTAAATTTAATATTCATTTAATTGATTTACCAATTAAATCAAATAAACTACATTTTTTAAATATTAATATAATAAATGAATGTATATTATTAGTCCAACTTGAAGATAAATTTAATATATTAAATAAAAAAATATTAAAATTTAAAAATAATAGCTTATCATTTAATAATGATATAGATCAAAATACAATAAATAATATAAAAATAATTTATATATATAAAGTTTTAAAAATAAAAATTATAAAAAAAATAAATGCTCAAAATTCAAGTTTTCCCGATATATTAAAAAAAAATATTATTATAAAATTAAATAATTTTGAAGATAATATTAATTCTCTAGAAACTCAAAAAATAATGGATAAAATTGTATTATTAAAAGAAAAATTTATATTATAAAATCTAATATAAATATATATGACAGAATTATTAAAAAATTTAAGTCATGAAAATATTTTTACATCTGGTAATAATGCTCCAACAATAAAAACAGTTATTGTTGCTGTTGCTACTGCTATTGGTGCTTGGGGGGGGTTTCCTACACCACCAAAAAAAGTTAAAAAATTTTTTGATGATAATGAAATTGTTAGATATAGTTTAGTTTGGATTTTACTTTGGCAAGGTGGAACAAATCAAAATTGGAAATTAGCAACTCTTGTTACTCTAGTGCTATATGGAGTAACTCATTTAGTAAAAGAAAAAGATGAAGATGATGAGCCTACATTAGAATCTAGAGTTAAAAAACTCGAAGATGCTTAATAATTATTAATTATGAATATTAATTTAAAATTCATAATTATATTTTAATATTTTAAATTGTAAGAGTTTCTAATTCTGCTTTTTTAATTTTAACTAATTTGTTTTTGTAGTTTTTAGTAATTATACGTCCATCATTAATTGAATATTCAACTGGTTTTTTTAGTTTTTCGCGTTGTCCATTGTATGAATATTGATTTCTTTTACTTCCACGTGTTGATTCTCTAATAGTAAATCGAATTTTCTTTTTTGGTGTTTTTGTTTCTCTGTAATATTTAGATAGCGCTTTGTTTGCTGCTTGGTAAGGGGTCAAACCTGTAAATCTTCCTTCAAATAATTCATTTCCCGGTAATCTTACTTTAAATGACCTAATTTTTCTGACCCCACCTACTTGAACTGTATCTGTAGCAGTTTCAGTAACTGTTGCTAATTCGGTTTGAACTTGAGCTTCTGTATCAAGAACGGGTTCAGTCACTTTATTGACTTTCTTTTTAACTTTTTTTGCTTTTTTCTTTGTTCCTCCAGTTTGTTGAAGAACTTGTGCAGTTTCTTGAACAGTGTCTTGAACAGTATCTTGAACAGTATCTTGAACCGTTTCTTGAACAGTATCTTGAACCGTTTCTTGAACAGTTCCTACTAAATCTGAAGTTACAGATTTTTTAGCTACTTTTTTAGCCTTAGCCGCAGATTTTTGTTTTCTTGGCATCTTATATATAACTTTATTATAAAATATTTTTTTAAATTAAACTAACGTTAATTTCTTTAAGTGCGTTTACTTTATGTTTAATTATGTTACCTTATTTAATATTATTTTAAAAATAATAAAATATAAACGCATATATATTAAGATAAATATAATTTTAATTAATGAATGAAAATTTAAAAAAAAAAATATTGTTTTATTTACAATTATGTTATAATGATATAACAAATAAAATATCAAATTTAGAATCTCATTATAATATTTTATATAATTTACAAATAATTGACTTATCTACATATACAAATAAATTAAATAACTTGTATATTTTAATTAAAACAATAAATAATGATTATAATAATGCAATTAGTAATGAAACAGAAAATAAAAATTCAGAATTATTATTAATATTAAATAATATAGATAATACAGATAACTCTTTACAAATTATAAAATCTTATTATAATAATTATCCAGAAAAATTATATTTTGTTGAAATTAATAATGTAATAAAAAATTTATTAATAGAATCTGGATATGATAATATTATAGATTTAATAAATATAGTATTTAATTATAAAATATGTAATAATTTTAATAGTAGTATAAAAAATATTTTAAATGAAATTAATGATATAACAATTCCCTTAAATTGTAATATATTTGATGTATCTAACGAAACTAATTTATATTATTGGAGAATAAATAATAATGATAATAATAATGATAAATTAAATAAAATTCGTGAATTATGGATAAAAGTACCACATTTAGAAAATAAATATATTAAAATAGAACTAATTTTTAAAGTCGATAAATTATCATCAATAATAAAAACGTGTCAAATTAAAAAACCTATATTATATAAGAAAAAAATAGAAACTGTAGAAAAAATAACTAATAATAATAATATAGATTTAAAATTTATTAAAACATTGATACGTCACGATTATTTAGGAAATATTTATTATATGGGTGTAGATAAATATATAAAATATTTATCAGACCTTTATTTTAAATATTTAAAATTAATAGATTCAACATTTATAAGTTTAATGAAAGATTTTATTTCAAAAAGTGATAATATAAAAGAAATGTATAATATTATATTTTTATTATTACTAGGAAATCCTGATAGTATAGATATAGCAGGATTATTGTTAGGTTTATTAAAAGAGAAAAAAAATAATACAAAATTTCAATTATATACATTTCTTTATGATAATCTTACATTTTATTTACAATCAAAAATAAAAAAATCAAATATTAATATTAAAAATAATATTGATAAATTAAAAAATTTAAGTTTTGAAGATGTTGACTATAAAAAACAACTTATTATAAATAAAAATATTCCACATAATATTAGATCTTTAGTTTTAGAAAAAATAGAAGAAATGAAATCATTTAATAATGAATATTATAAACAATTAATGTTTGTTAAAACTATTCTTAATTATCCTT